CCCATACAACGTGGTACAAATCACCGAGGACGAGTATATGATCAGTCTGGCTGTGGCTGGCTTTGGACTTGACAATCTTTCAATAACCAAGGAAAAAAACTTCCTGATCATTGAAGGCAAAGAATATCAAGCTGACAGTGAACAGGTGGTGCCCAACTATCTACACAAAGGTATCAGCAACAGAGACTTCCGTAGAGAATTCAAATTGGCTGACCATGTGGAGATAGAGAACGCACATCTTGAATTGGGTATTCTCAACATTCATCTAAAACGTGAAATCCCTGAAGAACAAAAGCCCAAATCAATTGCTATTACCTATAAATCGTAATACAATAAACTAGTGTAAATACAGTAGCGGGACCGTCCCGCTACTGCCAACAAGGAAAATCATGCCTCAATCAGATACCCGCACCAAAATCAAGCCCCTAGAACAAGTAAAAGAACCTCCGCTGTTTCGAGTGGTATATCTCAACGACAACCAAACCTCCATGGAGTTTGTGGTAGAAACCTTGATCGACTATTTCAACTACACTGCGGAAACTGCCGAACAAATCACAGTGGACATTCACGAAACTGGCGCTGCCATTGTGGCTGTGTTGCCCTATGAACTGGCCGAACAAAAAGGTGTGGAAGTCACCATGCTGGCACGGGCGCAAAGTTATCCTTTGCAGATCAAACTGGAACCAGAAGCTGCAATTTAAAAGTCAATCACAATTCGTTTGGGGTGATAAACATATTGGCTGTAGGGTGTGTCACCGCGCCCACGACAGTTGTTGACAAATCTTACCCCGCTGCGAGTTTGATCCACTGATCCGTGATAGTGTCCAAAACACCAGGTATGTATTTTGTGTTCGGTATCTGCTGCCAGCGCCTGCATCATGAGTCGATTGCCCATGACATTCATTCTCATTGATCCGTCAAGATCAATATCATGCGCAATCAGTGCAGGATCAGGCACAGTGTGAGTGACCACTACAATTTTTTTGACATCTCTATGGGTTTGCAAACGTTTGACACTGGTGGCCATGTAAGCCGCATCAGTGTTGCTGAGTCGAGCAATGGTCTTGGTAACTGCCCTGGTTTGATTGTATTTTTCTTGACACCATAATGCACTTTGTTCAGCGTCGATGCCCAGATCAAAATCAAAGCCCCACCAGCCGTTTGTGCCCAGAATTCCAACGCCGTCTACCACAACCACGTTGTCTTGCAGATATACCACATTGGGAATACGTTCAACCTGTGCCACAAATTCTCTATAGCTGGCGCCAAGATCGTCCAGTCTCAGGCAATGTTCGTCGTTGCCGTCAACATAAAACACAGCTTGATAGCACTGCCCCAGGTGAGCCAGGGCTCTCAGTACCAGGGTGCGGTCTTTACCAACGTCACCGGCCACAACGCACACAGGACTGGTGGCGCGACCAGTCCAGTCAAACTCTCCCCAGGTTTCTATATGTAAGTCAGAAATCAAATCAAATGCAAATGTCATCATACATATTTAAAAGGATTTAACATGCACATTATATTTGGCAGCACCATCGAAGAAATACCCAATAGCTTTACTATACTGGAACTAGACACATTCCGTATGGTCAAAGAAAATCGCACTGATACTGCGTATTGTGTGGTTGAAAAAGTACCACTGACTGAATTTACCACCCTGGATGCGTACAAAAAGATACATGCTGATCTTGTACGGTACTATAAGCAACGACAATGGGAATATTGTGAAAACGCCATTGAAGGCCTTATGGGTCGCTGGAACGGCGAACTAGATACGTTTTACAGTGATCTATTGGCTCGAGTTATCAAGTTCAAGCAAAATGAACCTCCAGCAGACTGGGACGGAATTTTACTTAGAATCTAAATAACTCGACACCTGATCAAATTCTTTCTGCGAACGAACGCTAGCAATTCCAATAACACGATTTAATTCTTGTTCATCATGCCACAGTTTTCCAGTACAATTCTGGTTCATTGTGGTCAGGGCCTGGTTCATGTTGTCAACATATTCTTGCACTACTCTGGCCTGCCACTCAGCTGAGAAGAATCTCTGCTTGTTTCTATCAGCAATCTTGTGCAGTTGATTCCATAGCACAATTTTATCCGCTGGCTTCATGGCAGCAATCCTGGTCATTTCCTGGACCACAGCGGTCAATCTGGCCACAGGATCAGTTTCAAGATCATAGGATTCATCAATGAGATCGCCAAATGTTTCAAATCCGTAGCTGCGCAGGTATTTCAAACTGCCAGCAGTGGCAACCAACATAAAGGGTTTGCCGCAGGCAATGGGACGCAGAGCTTTTTCTGTGAGATGCCAGCGAGAATCGTCAAACAGAGTTTCCAGCACAATTTCCATGCCTGTTTGTGCATAATCCTGATTGTTGTAGTCAGCACTGGCCCGGGGATCATGTGTGTTCAAGGGCAACACAGTTTCTAAATCAGTTCTGGTGATTGCCAAATCAGCATTGGCAAACTGATGTCGACTGTAGTGCAGGTCTGAATCCACAGGTGCAAAACTAGTGCGGCAATTGCTTATCAATTCTGCTTGAACTAGTTTGTCAACAAATGTCAATCTGTATTCTCTAGTGCCCGTCCAGGCACGATTGTATATTAAAAAATCTTGTGCAAATGCAGCAGCGCGATATTGCAACACAGGATCATGCACAGCATATCTAAACCAATCAGCAGCAATTAGCGCATGGCTCCAGTAGTACACTGGTATAAATCCATGTTGGAAATAAGTATACGCTTCTTTGCTGTTTTTCTCTGAGTGTACTAGTAAAATATAATCGTACACATTCACTGGCATTGCCATGATTCTGAGATGTAGACTGGTATGAAAATCAACTTGTAATGGATGATGCCATAACGGATTGTGTGGGATTAGTCGAGTATCTACATACTGATGCCGCGCCTGCTCAAAGTCATCCTGTGTCCATAAATTAAAATTCAAAGGCTCCTGATCGTGAAAAATCACTTGCGGAGTAGTCATTTCTTTGACCCAAGCCACTGCCGGCAATAATCGAGTTAGATCTTCAAGTTTTTTTGATCCATGTGGCCAAAAGCGATAAATTGTTATGTCATGATTGACAATGTCGTGTAAAAAGTTGTATAATCTATCTAAAGGAACTGACATATATGAAGAATATTGGATTTATTGGAATTGGCAAATTGGGTCTAGAATGTGCAGAAGTCTTTGCCGAGCAGCACACAGTACGGGGATATGATATTTACCCGCGAACCAGCGACTCAGTAAAAGTTTGTGACATCGACGAACTTGTGAATCAAAGTGAGTGGATCTTCATTGCTGTGCCAACTCCGCACCAGGAAGGTTACGATGGATCTGTTCCAAGCAGCCACATGGAACCCAAAGATTTTGGCCACGATGCTGTGATTGACGCTATCAAGAACATAAACCGATATGCAACATCACCCAAAAAAGTTGTGTTGATCAGCACAGTGTTGCCCGGCACCACACGCCGCAAGTTCTTTCCGCTGCTGGATTCACAGCATCAATTCCTGTACAACCCTTATCTGATTGCCATGGGATCAGTCAAGTGGGACATGGTCAATCCAGAAATGGTCATGATTGGCACCGACGACGGCAACCCCAATGCCCTGGCGGCCGAGCTGATTGAGTTGTACAAAACAATTATGCAAAACAACCCTAGATATGAAATTGGTACCTGGGATGAATGCGAAGCTATCAAGATCTTCTACAACACATTTATTTCAGCCAAGGTAGGCTTGGTCAACATGATCCAGGACTTTGCCCTGCGTATTGGACACATCAATGTTGACGTGGTCACTGATGCCCTGGCTCGTAGTACCATGCGTATCATGGGGCCCAAGTACATGACAGCCGGCATGGGTGATGCAGGTGCTTGCCATCCACGTGACAACATTGCTCTGCGTTGGTTGGCCCAAGAATACAACATTGGCTACGACTTGTTTGACACTGTGATGCATGCCAGAGAAATACAAGCAAAGAATCTTGCTCAGTTCTTGTTTGACACTGCTACGCAAGACGGAAAAGCCTTTGGTCTTTTACCCATTGTGATTCACGGCAAAGCCTACAAGCCCGACGTGCCCTACTGCATTGGCAGCTACAGCACCTTGGTTGGACACTATCTAAAACAGCTGGGAGTCCTAGTCAAATATGTTGATCCACTGGCCGACGATCCTGCTGATGTAGTGGCCACGGTCGATCATCCTGCGGTATTTTTGTGGGCACACAATCGCAAGATTACCTACGAATACACTGGTGATCAGTTAGACACACAACCTTATTGCAAAATACAACCAGGCAGCATCATTGTTGATCCCTGGCGAAAACTGATCAGTACTCCCGATGTCAAGGTAGTACACTATGGCAACACTCGGAATGTTTAAATTTCATGTTCCGGTTTTCTGGAACAATGAGTTCAAAGAACTAGACTATGTCAACGAAGAATTCAATGACACTGCAAATCTTGAACAGTGGACTGCTCAGGGATATGCCAACAAGTTCACCGGTGACATGTGCGACATGCGTAGGCCACAACCCAGTTGGAATTATCAATTTATAAAAATTTTTCAAGAGATGGGCTGGAAGGATATCGGTACCAGCTATTACAGAATGGGCACTGGCACCATCTTGCCCACACACGGTGATTTGTATCTACGTTACATAGACGTTTTCAAACTGCAAGGGCATGAGCACACAATACGCAGAGCCATTGTGTTCCTGGAAGACTGGAAGTCCGGTCATTACTTTGAAGGTGATGGTCAACCGTTTGTGAACTGGCGTGCTGGAGATGTGGTAGAATGGGCTTACGATGCTTCACACATGGCTGCCAACCTTGGAACGGAGCCCAGATACACACTACAAATCACAGGACATCTATGATCAATTCCTACAACGAATGGGATCGTCTAAGAAAAATTGTTGTTGGTGATGCAAGTTATGCCAACTGGCCTCTGTACGATCCTGTATTCAGCGCTGAGGCCAAAAACACCCTGTGGAAAGAAACTCCGCTGTCCCGTGGTCCTGTGCCGCAATGGATCATAGACGAAGCCAACCAAGATCTGCAAACGCTGGCAGACACACTCACAGCACATGGTGTAGAAGTGGTGCGTCCGGAGCCACTGAACTTTCAGGTTCACGACGGCTTGTATAATTATTGTCCACGCGATAGATTAATTGTGCATGGATCAACCATAATCAATCCTGCCATGATGTATCCCTGCAGAGACATGGAACTACAGTGCTATCATGACATTGTGGATCAAGCTACTCACTATCACTTTATGCCT